CCCTACACGACGCTCTTCCGATCTGTGATCTAGCCGGCGCCCCGGCCTCGCGCGACGGGGGGATCGGGTCGCCGGCGGCGTCGAAGAAAATTTTTTGCGTCAGAGATTTTGCGACTCCGTGACCGTCGAACTGATCGTGACAGTCTTTACAGACGTACTCGAGGTTGGAGTAGGACAGGCTGACGTCCGGGTCGGTGATGTTGTCTGGCGTGAGCGCCCGCTTGTGATGGACGATGTAGCCCGGCTTGTCCCGGCACTCTTCGCACAGCCCGCCATCGATGGTCCGGCGGAACTTGATATACCCGGCGCGGCATTTCTTCCAGCGCCCGGACGCGTAAAAGCTCGCGGCCCATGGCTGCATCCTGTTCCCTCCAATTCTTCACGCTATCACTGTAGCACAGATTTTAGGCTCTGTTAGCTCAACTTTTGCGGTAGCCCATTGCCCGCGCTGCCTCGTAGACAAAGCGGCTGTACATCCGCTTGGCCGTGGATGTGCTCACGTGTACCTGCCGGGCAGCGGACTCCAGACTCTCGCGCGGCCAGACCCACGTATGCAGGCGCACGATCTCCAGCACATCGCCGCCGTCCCGCCAGGTCTGCACGGTGTTGATGGCGGACTTGATCGCTGTGTAGTCCTCGTACTCCCGTGAGGACAGGACGCGCACCGCAATGTCCTCGACAGCGCGGCCGGAGGACTGCCCGCCCGGTTGTGAGGAATATCCCGGTGTGATCTTCTGCCGGCTCATATCCCGAACCTGTCGGCTCAGTTTCGGGTATTCGCCGATGGTGCGGCAGACGTTTCCGTACCACCAGTATCTCGGCTTTGACACTTTCCCACTTCCTTCCTGCTTCGTTCTAAAACCTTACGCATATACAAGGCTTAATTTAAGCGGCTCCCGTTCCTCTTGTGTTCTGATCTTGGGTCGACTACATACTTATAATATTGATACCCGTACTTTGTCGTCCGGGCCTCTACGAGGATGTAACCTCGCGGGGCGACGGGCGGGTGCTTGGGACTGTACTCGCGCACGGTCTCGGTTGCTGGCTCCGGCTCCGGTCGGATGCAGTTTCGGCTGGCCTTGTACCGGTGGCCGCCGAATTCTTTTCTCCAGTGCGCATGCAGGTAACTGGCAAGTGCTGTGTAGTCCTGGCCGTGGTCGACCTTGTTTCCGTTCTCATCCAGATAGTAGTTGTGCTTCCGCAGCGGCTTGCAGTCGATGACGCTGCCGAGGCCCCAGAGCCTGCCGAGCTCATCGGCAGGAATGCCGTCCGTGATCAGGTGCAGGTGGAAGCGGTTGGTCGACTTGCCCCGGCCGTAGACGATGACGATCTTGGCCTCCGGATACCGGTAGACCATTCGGCGGTAGAAATTATCCCGGATCCTGCGCATCTCCTGCGCGGTATGTACCTCATGCTCTGGATCGAGCGTGAGCGTGGAGTAATAACTAGTCGGAGAGAAGTTGGCGTTGACGAGCGCCGCGAACTTCGCGGCCGAGACTCTGGTGTTGAATTCTTCGCGTTCCTCCTGCGACTGGAACCGCGGCTTCTTCGGCCGGCTGGTCTTCGGATCTGTGCCGCCCGTCACCGTGTACACGATCTGCTCGCAGACCCTCCCGGAAAACTTCCGGCGCTTGTGCCTCTTTGCCATAACTCAGCCTCTCTTTTATACAAATAGCGACAGCTGCGCCGTATGCGCGGCGAAGCGCTCCTCTTGTGCTGCAAAATAATCCTTGTCGATCTCGCACCCCACGAAATCCAGCCCTGCGTCATACGCCGCGATCCGGCTGCTCCCGCTCCCAAGGTGCGTATCGAGGATCTTATCTCCCGGCTTTGCGTACCTGGCAAAGATCCACGCATAGAGCGCGACGGGCTTTTGCGTTGGGTGGATTCTGCATTCTTCTGCATGCACCCCCCCCCGAAATATGCATAATCAAAGCATTTTGCCGTTTTCGTCCCACTTGTCCATGCCAATTCTCCATCCGAGTATGTATCTACTGGCTGGTGCTTGTACCAAAAAATAAATTCTTTGGTTGGCGGGAGCAGATCCGACAAATGATTGTATCCCCAAATGATCTGATTTTTGCTGATTCTGCGCAGCTCTGCAAAGTACGCGGTGGACGGCTTTGCGTCGTTTACTGTCTGCATTTGCCCGTATTTCGCAATGCGGCTCGTAGCTTTAAACCCTTTCTCGATCCCGTATGGCGGATCTACCACCGCGAGATCAAACGCCTTATCTGGCAGCGTCCGCATATACTCCATGCAGTCCATGTTATACGCAATGTTCATAGCGATCCCTCCCGTTCTGCCCGCTCAAAGCGTGGCCGGAAATTCCGGCCATGCGTTCAGCGGATAGCGTTCTCCAATTCCTTTATCGCTTCTTCAAGCCTGCGTTTCTGGCTGCGCAGCTCGAAAAACCCCAGCACGCCCAGCGCGATCCACTCCAGCGCAGCAGCAAGCTCCAAAATCTCAATGATCATTTTCTTCTCCTTCTATTCCTTCCATAGTCGCTTGGCAGTATTGGCAGCGGCTCGGCAGGCTCTTCCTCACGCCGCCCTTTTTCCAGACTTCGACGTGCGGCTTCTGCGGCCTGCCGCAGGCCGGGCAGCGGTAGACGTGGAAGATATCATCCCAGCGCCACCAATTCCCGGTGCGGCGCAACTGCTTCGCCGCGTTTTTAAGCAGCACGGCATAGCAGTCCGGTACATCCTCCGGGAACCAGCCTGCGATGGGGCCGCCGCTCAACAGGCACTTGTCGCAGTCGTCCGCCCTGCACGCCTCTATCGCCTGCATGATCTCCGTAAAACTCATATCTTTTTTGCCGAGCAGCAGCGCTTCCTGGCGTTTTTCTTTTCTGCTCATTCCTGTGCCGCCTCCATTTCCTTGCGCTCTTGCATAAACCCGTGCAGGAACAGCTCCAGCAGAGCGGCGGCGCGGTTGGTCAGATTTGTGAAATCCTTTTTGCTGATCTGCAGTTTTCCGGTCGTAACAACCTCAGTCTCTGGTCGACCAATAATCTGAATTGTCGGATTAGGCACCAGCGTCTTTGCTCCGTCCGCCCCCACTTCGAAGAGCGGCGGCGTGGACTGCTCCATGACGATGCGCGGCGGGTATTGCTCGCCACGGAAACTGGTATCCCATTGCTGTTTTTCGTAGTATGCGACAAAATTGTCTAGGTCGTGCGCAAACGCGCCCATGATTTCTGCCATTTTGATACTCCCTTCAAATTGTGATGATCTCCCGCCTCGACTGGCGGGCAAATTTTCGTTCCGGGCAGAAGCGGCATTCGGTGCAGCTCCAGGCGCCGCGGTAGTTGTTGCGCGTCGGGCAGAGTGGGTTGTAGCAGATCCCGGAGCCTGCCCGCTGCGGGCCGCGGCCGAATTTTTTCTTCTTCGGTTCGGCTTTTGGCTTTTTGGCTGGATTCTTCTTGGTGACGAGCGTGGCCGCGCGTTCTTTCCGGAAGCAGCCGCAGCTTTTTGCATGCCCGTTCCGGAGATATCTGCCGTCCTTGCTGCAGATGGTCCCGCATTTACACCGGCAGATCCAGTGTGCCGTGTCCCCTTTTTTGCTGGTATCCCGCCCGATGACATGCAAATATCCAAAATCCGTGCCCGTCAGATCGACCACGTGTGACATTTCAGTTTTTCACCTCCGGCGGGTATTTCATCATGGCATCCCGGACAAACGGCATGAGGAGGATGACGCTGGCAGACACATGAAAGATGGTCGGCGCATTGCAAACGCAGTCAAGCATATAGAGAAACATCTCGCGGAAGGTCTTTCCTTGAAGCATATCGCCGCGATGATGCTCTTTTCTAAACAGCTCAGTTGTCTCTGCATAATCTGCAATCTCGTTGATGATCTCTTTTCCTCGTTCCATAACAGCCATCTCCGGCTCATACTGGATTTCACCATCCAGCAATTCAGCCATAAGGTCTTTCAGTTCTGCTAATTCTTTCATATTTCTTGATCTCCTATTCTCCTTTCGTCAGGGGCCGGTCTCCCGGCCCCTATGCAGAGCGGACTTGCACCGCCTGCGCCTGCGCGTCCCCCTGTCGCCGCAGACGAGCTGCCCTTGTCTGCTCAGGCAGCTTTCCATAAGGAGGTAACACGATGCCGCCGGGCGATCCCGACACCCGGCGTGGGGTAACGTTGACGGTTCCCATCCGCGCGCACGTTCCACACGCGCTTTTTATCCCCGGCCCGCGGGCTTGAGGTTTCGCGGGCCGGGTGCAAAGCCGGCGTGATCCTCCCGCAGCCGTCTCATGGCGGAGCGGCCGCGGCATAAGTCCGAAAAAATATGGTTCCCCGGCTGATTGCTGACATCAATCCTCGGGCTGGCTGATGTCCTTGTGCCGCAGCCCGTCGGCGTTCTCGGTCAGCGGCAGTGCCTGCCGCCGCGCGTGCTCATCCGGGTTCCAGCCGCACCGCGCGCAAAGAACCGGCGCGAGCTTTGCATACGGGCAGGCATTGCCCTGCTTCGGCAGCCCGCATGCCTCGCGCGGGCTGCTCTCGTTTTTTTCTGGCATGTTAGACCTCCTGGATCTCGATCCCGAATTTGGACCGCATGAATTTGCGGTTCCGCAGATACTCCTTTGTCCGCGTCGGCTTGGTCTTCACATCTTCGACGACGAGCTTGCCGCCGAATTTGTACGAAAAGTCCGCCGTGTACCGGATCGCGCGGATCCGCTCGCCGATCTCTGTCACATAAGATTCCTGCAGCGTGAATTGCGGCTGCAGGCGCAGATCGGAGATGATTCCAGCCCGGAGCATCACCATCAGCTCGTCATACCGCCGTGCCTCCTTCTGGCTGTCGAAGCGCAGCTCGCCGCGCGTATCCTTCCGGCTGCCGTACTTCGTCTTCCCACGGCTCCCCTTGTGAAGGGGAGCTGGCGCCGCAGCGCCTGAGAGGTCGATCTGCTGCCTGGCATAAAGTTCCCGCATCCTCGGCGGCATGTCCGCCATGGATTCAAACCGCAGTCCGCTCATTCTGTAACTCCGTTTGTTCGCAGTTTTCCGGCTGTGCATCCAAAATCTGCGTGATGATACTCTCCAACTGTTCTGCAGCACGCATATCCCTCGCACCACGCTGCATACTTACTGTGCCTGCAGTCCTTGCACCGCACCACCTCCGCAACGTCGGCGGCGGGCTGACGCAGCAGGAGCGTTTTCACACGCGGAGGCGTCCAGTACGGATTGTGAGCGTTGCTGGCTTCAAAATCTTTCAGCGCCGCTTCGCGGCTGATGTATTCGTCAACCATCTTCGTCATCTCCAAAGTGCTCGTCGTATTCTTCTGGCGTGATGAACTGAATATCGTCGCCGGTATAGCCGAGCCTGTCGAGGCACATCAGCTCAACCAGCGTATCTTTGTTTACGCACTTTACCAGATCTTCATACGGGATAGTGTTGTTCGCCTCAAAGCTCATCTGAGCGCCAAACTCGCCACGTACGGTAAAGCACACACGGTTTTCAACCATCCTTCTTGCCCTCCATTTCCTGCAAAGCCTTCTCGGCTTCTTCGCGGCTCAAAAATACAGTTTTTCCGAATTTCTCGGTAAAGGTAACTCTCCCGCCGACCAGCTCGACGCACAGTGTCATATCGTCCGCGAAGCACATATCGCGTACTTCGTCCCGTGTGATGTGTGGTTCTCCGTCCCGGACAATGCGCCACACCGGATCGCCCACCTTGCACGGCAGAATCAGGACGCGCCCGTCCTTGTCGGCCTTGGCAAGCTCTACGAGCCTGCTGATTGGCGTATTGTTGAGCGTTTCGAGATCAACCATGTGCTTTGCGGCCAGCGCAAGCTTAACCGTTTCCACTGCTTCCGGTTCAAGCCCCGTGTCCTCGTAGGCCTTGAGCCTTTCCCAAACCAGTCCCTGCGTGCAGGTGCCGCTCTGCTGGCACGCCAAGTCCCGGCACTGCGCAATGTCGCAGAAGTTCCCTTCAAACGTTAGTCTTTTCATGCATGTCTGTTCCTCCACATACCGCCAGCTCTGCGGCGGGCGGGTGATTGGCTTGTGTTTTGCCTTGAGCGCTACCTCTACCTCATTTGGCACAGCGTAAAATTCCCGCAGCTCGCGCGGGGTATCGTAAATCCTGAGATTGGATATGTGCCAGCCGAAGCCGGTGGCAGCTCCGAGATACTGGTGCAGCTCCGCAGGCTCTAGACAGGTTGGCCGCGCAACATCCGACGGGATCCTTCCCGCGCCGTTAATGTTGATGATCTGATCGCACAGAAATTCCCCAATGACTTTGCCGTTTCCGCATTTGTAGATGTAGCACTTAAACGGCGTATCCATCTTCGGGCGCGTCTTGCGCACCTCGATCGTCTTCTCTCCGCTTATGATCTTCTCGCACCACTCCTGGCGGATGCTGATCAAAACAGCTTTACTCATGCCTTGCATCCTCCCTCCGGCGCGCCGCGCCATTCCCAGTTGTCTGTGCTGCTCCCGATTCCGGAGCATTCCCTGCACGCGCAATCCGGTTTCTTCGCGCAATTATCGCAGTCTTCTTGGCCGCCCGGCTTAACCCCTTCCGGGCAATCCCCAAACCTCGCACAAAACATGCAGCCAGCTTTCCGAATCTCCTTTTTCAGCGCCGCGTTCTCGGCGGTCAGGCGCTCGATCACGTTAGCAGCCGCAAACTCGATGTATTCCCTCCGATCTTGGATTTCTCCAACCTTGCAGTTTTCGCACGCGTCGTCGTGTCCAAGCCCCTTCGCGCAGCACCGCAGCGCCTGCACGATTTCCTGCCCTGTCATATCGTGTCCTCCGAAATCAGGTTATATTTTTTGAGCAGCGCGGGAACTTCGTTCTCGCCTATGATCTCGTCCCGGAATGTTTTTATGTGCGTCCAGTTGTGCGGCGCCCCGCCGATCCACTGGAACGTCCAGAGACTCGATTCATTTTTTCCGTGGTAAATCTCTATGCTGAACGCTTTTCCGATACGGAATCCGTTAGAATCCAGCCGTTCCCGTCTATCCCGCTGACGATTAGCTTATATATGCCATTCATCTCAAAATGTCCTCCATCAATGCCTTAAAAATCGGGTATGCCTGCTGCGGCACTACAGCGTTTCCGAGGCATTTAAGTCTGTCCACCCGATTGGGAATCCCATGAGCCACTCTACCCACGTCGGGTTCAGCTGCCCACCAATCTGATCGTTGAGGTTGTTCGCGCGGGCCTTGTTTTCGTACCGTTTCCGCTGCCCTGTCCGGTAATCCCGCGCGCACGGTGTTGCAAGCATCTGATCCATTGCTACCGCCTGCGTCAGATTGCATTTGCCCGGATCCTTTTGCCGACTCGGAGGCACAGATTGCAACACGTCCTTGTACTCGTTCGCGCGCGGCGTCGGCCATAGCCTCACCGCTGACGGCAAGTCCAGGCTGCGTCGGCTGCCTGCTTTCTGCTGCGTGCTCCGCATCAGCTCCTTTGCGTAGTCCATCCTCGTCGGCGTCTGCCACATCTGCGATTCCGACGAAGAATACTCTTGATCGTCTGTGCCACGCTCCGACAGCCGCAGCCTCAAAATTAAACACGACGACGCGATAGCCAGCACGCTCCAGATCCTTGACCACCTGCCCGGCGGCAATCTTGATGATTCCAGGAACGTTCTCACCGACAACGCAACGCGGGCGCAGCTCTCGGATAACTCGAAGCATCTCCGGCCAGAGGTAACGATCGTCCTCTTTGCCTTTTTGCTTTCCAGCCACGGAGAAGGGCTGGCATGGGAATCCGCCGGAAATAACGTCAACTGCTCGTAATCCTGTTCGCTCATAGAAGCTCTCCTTTGTCAGCGTCCGGATATCCCGCCAGCGCGGCACATCCGGCCAGTGCTTTTCCAGCACCTTCGTCGGGTAGTCGGCAAATTCACACTGCCCGGCGGTCGTAAATCCGGCCCACTCGGCAGCCAGATCAAGCCCGCCTATCCCGGAAAACAGGCTCAGATGCGTCAGCATTTTGTTTCCTTCGCCGTCGGCGTCAACTTTGCCAGCATGATCTGCCCCAGATCCGCAACGTACACCAGCCGCCCGCGGCTGTACACCATCAGCTTGTCGCCCTGGATCTCCATCCGGTCGGCCTCGATGTTCGTGATATCCTGGCAGGCATCACACACAAACCTCATACCAGCGCCCCCGGCCGGGTGTCCGGCGTGTAGTGGAGCTTTGTTGCGCGTGCGTTCTGATGGTACTCCGGCCGGGTAAATTTATAGCCCCAGTGCTTGGCTGCGGTGAAAAGTGCCGCATAGCCGTCCTCGGCGCGGACGGTTACTTTCTGGTCTCCATATGTAACGGAAAAGTGGTTCTGGCCGGTGTATCCGGCCTGTGCGATCACGGCGGGGCGCCGCGGCGCCCGCTCGCCGGGGTAGTCGATGCTATTTCGCAATGTGTTTGCGCCTCCTTATCTGGTTGTCGGCATGGACCATCTGCTTTCCCGCTGCTAGATCGGGCTGCAGGCTGTCCCTGTCACGGTGGTTTACATCGTAGATGTGGTTCCGGATGCTCTCGTAGAGCGTCCAGGTGCAGCACCCGGCGCGGCATGTGCCGCTTCGGTCCGGGCAGTTCCGGCCGCAGGGCGGCGGGATGGGCCGCATGCGCGGCGCAAAATAATTCACTCCGCTTCCTCCTGTACGTGCTGCAGCCATGCCGCGAGCGTTTGCAGCGCCGTCTCGCGCTGCAGCAGGTCTTCGACCGTGTCCCGGTCGACGCGCGGCATGCTCTGCAGGATCTCCCGGTCATTGGCGCAGTCATCGGCAAATGCCAGGACGGCGCCGATGATGTCTGCCAGCTGATCCGGCCGTAGCTCGACCGGGATCTTCGGTTCGTCCATCACAGGATCCCGTAGGTCGTCAGGCCCAGCGCGATCGCGCCGGTCGCGACGCAGGCGTCGGTCATCTCTGCATACCCGGCGATCACCGCCAGCACAAAGGCCGCGCCGCCCAGCCACACGCAGCAGGTCTTTGCCACCCGCCGCATGGCCTCCCGGTACCGTAGCTCCTCCAGCAGCCGCTCCTGCCGCTCCCTGGTCTCTTCCTCCGGCTCATACCCGAGCCGCTCTGCAAGATTGGTTCTCATAGTGCTTCTCCTTATCTTCTTCCGTCCAATTTGTTGACACGTCTCTATTCCCCTCTTATAATGATCGTGTCAATATGAGGGGAGGTGAACATATGACGAGGTCTGAAATTGCGCTTCAGCTCGCGCTTGCCGCGATCGAAAAGGGCAATCTGATCATTACTGATTCGAGCAATGAATCTCTCGGCGACCAGATTGCTGTGCTTTTCAACCGCATCTATCGCGGGCTCGACACTCATTGCGGTTCTGATTCCTAAAACTGCCGCAGCTCATGCAGCAGCGCAGTCAGGACCGTGATTGCGTTGCACGTTTCTGCCTTTCCGGCAGGCGATCCGCCGTTCTGGGCCAGCAGCTGCAACTGCTGTTCCAGCGCGGCGATCGTTTTTTTCTTGAGCTCATCCACCCAGCGCACCCCCTTCCAGATCCAGAATCTTCTCGATCGCAGCCTTGACCTGCTTGCCCTTCCGGGCTCCATTCAGGATCTTGCTGAGATATGTCTTGTCGCAGGGGACCCCTGTCCCCTCAACCTGCGCGGCCAGCCAGTCCTGCGTCTTGTCCAGATCGATCAGCCGCTTGCGCACGGTCTTCCCGAAATTTGTCATGCTGTCTCCTTCTTCGCTTCCTGCATCCGCCTGACGAGACGCGCCAGACGGGCGTTTTGTGTCACGAGCTTCTGCGCGTCCAGGTCAAGCCCCTTGCGCTTGAGTCCGTTAATGATCTGCGCCGCCTGGCACTCACACACCATCGCCGCCTCGATCAGATCATGCAGCTCCTGCGCATCCAGCGTCAGGGTGTAGGTCTTGACGTTTGCCATAATATCGACTCCTATGTACGCGCCTTGCGGCGCGTTTAATTGCTGGCCGCGGGCAGACGCCCTTCGGCTGCGGCCCGCTCGAGGATCTGCCACGCCACGCGGCGGGCGGCCTGCCGGTTGGCCTCCTTCTGCTCCGGCGTCAGCCGGCGCAGGTAGTTGTCGGCGATATACGCCGTGCAGTTTGGGAAATGATACTCGGCCACGATGTGCGGCTCTTCGTCCGCGATCGGGTCATACGGCTTTCTCATGGTTCAGCCTCCTTCCGGCGTTAGTTTTTCCAGATTTTATAGTCTTACGCTTTTTACCCTTGTTCGGCTCCCCGCCCACGTGGTAAGATGTGGGCAGGTGGTGATTTTATGACAAATAAACAATTCAAAATTTGTGCCGCTGTCGTTCACAAGCACAAGCTCGGCGATATTCTCGAAAAAACCGGCTGCGGCAACTATCTGGCACTCCAGAACGCTATGCCCGTCGGGGCGCTCATTTTCAGCGATGATGCGCAGAACGACGATACCATTGTGACGCTGGCCGACTTCGCGCAGGAGGAATACGACAAGCACGTGCGGGACACTTCTCGGTATCGGCTCTCCATTATCCTCTCGGCGTTGGCCCTCTTGATTTCCTTCGCCGCGCTGCTCTTTTCGTCCAGCTCTCTTTTCGGCTGGCCGTTTACGCCCGCGTAAAGGCGATGATGGCGACGGCCAGCGTCAGCAGCGATACGATCATCGAAGCGATCCCAATCACCAGCTGGACGGTTGCCCGACGCTTGCGCGTCCGTTCCCGATCGCGCGCTTCTTCTTGCGCCCATCTGGTGAGCTTTTCTTCCTGCGTTTCCACGGCTCACGCCTCCTTCCGTTCGTCTTTCTTGCTCTCCTGCGCCAGCATCATGCCGTAGGCGATATCGCTCAGGCGCTGGAGCTGTTCGTCGGTCAGATTCCCGGACTGTTTTTTCAGGTAGTCCATGACCTGCTTTTCCTTCTCGGACATTGTTCTCACCTCGCATTGGTTTCTGTTCTCTGTAACCTAGATTCATATTATCACGCCTTAGTTTCATTGTCAAGCATTATTTTGAATCTAAGTTTCATTTATTTCTTGACTTTTGTTCCTACGTGTGGTAACCTAGTTTCATAAGGAGGGATAACAATGGAAACCATCAATCAGCGGATTGATTTCTTAATCAAAGAGCTTGGCTTTACAAAGACGAAGTTTGCCGAATCTCTTCACGTCTCGTCTCAGTTCGTCTCATCGTTGTGCTCCGGTGCAAAGCAGCCAAGTGATCGCACAATCGCTGATATCTGCCGTGAATACGGTGTGAGCGAGACCTGGCTCCGCACCGGCGATGGCGAGATGAAACAGAAGCTGACGCGGAACCAGGAGATCGCCGAGTTCATGGGCGTCGTCATGCACGACCCGGACGACTCGCCGCGCAAGCGGTTTGTATCGATCATCAGCAAGCTCAGCGTCGACGAATGGCAGCTGCTCGCCGAGATCGCAAAAAAAATGGCCGAGGACGGGTGACCGCCCTCGGCTCTTTTTTCTCTATGCGACCAGTCCGCGCATGAAGCGCCAGACCAGATCGAGTTGTTCCGTCGTCGCAAGCCGCAGCATGCGGCGGATGTCCTGCAGGTAAAAACTTCGCGTCATTCTATCCGTTCCCCCATTCTTCCACAAAAATACCGTTCATTTTTTGTTCACTTTCCCGGTTGTGCTTTCCTCGGCGGTGGCTTACAATATTTGTAGGTTCCTTTTCCTGACTCGCATGATTATATTAGAACATACGTTCGTTAATTACAATTATGAGAGTCTACAAAAATTTACATATCAAACTGGAGGTTTTGTCATGAGTGCTGCTCTTGAGAGTGCCCATCTTAATAGCATGGTGCGCGACCGTAAGGGTCATAGCCTACTCGCTTTTCCCAGCCGCTATGTCGTTCTTGACCTCGAAACGACCGGCCTTGACCCTCAGTATGACGATATCATCGAAGTCGCTGCAATCCGCATTGTCGACGGCGCAATAGAGGACTCTTTTTCATCCTTGGTCAATCCCGGATACTCTATCGACGAATTTATTGCTGAGCTCACCGGCATTACCGATGATATGCTTGCTCCTGCACCTTCTCTTGATTCTGTGCTTCCGGCATTCCTCTCGTTCATTGGCTCTGATGTTGTCGTTGGTCATAACGTTAATTTTGACATCAACTTTATCTATGATTCTTGTTCTGCTCTCTCACTCGAACCGTTTTCAAATGATTTCGTCGACACCATGCGCATAAGTCGTAAGCTTTTCCCAGAGGATCGTCATCACCGTCTTAAAGATCTTATCTGCAGATTTGGGATTGACGAATCTGTCGCGCATCGCGCCTTTTCTGATGTTGAGCAAACCGACAAGTGCTATCGTTACCTGCGCGACTATGTTTCCAAACACAGTATTTCTTTGGAACAGCACCACAAGCCGTGGAGGGCCGGGGATATTGTTCCGGAAACTGATCATTTTGACGAATCGTCTCCGTTTTTCGGCAAGGTCTTCGTGTTCACCGGCACGCTGGATAAGATGCCGCGAAAAGCTGCCATGCAGTTGGTCGTAGACCGTGGCGGCGTATGTCTTGACGGTGTCCGGAAAGATGTTAATTACCTTGTTCTCGGTTCCAGCGATTATAGTAAAATCAAAGACTGGAAAAGCAACAAGCAAAAGGCTGCTGAGAAGCTTCGCCTTAAAGGAAACGACATTGAAATTATCAGCGAAAATGTTTTTTATGAAATGCTTGATGCCTGAATGGAGGTTTTATGTACTGTAACAAATGCGGCAAGGAGATCGACGATGAGGCTCTGATCTGCCCGTACTGCGGCTGCGGGACCGTGAATTACATCCGCGACCAGGCGAAGGCTGAGTCCCGCGCGCGGGAGCCCCGCCAGCCCGTGCAGAAGAAGCGCTCGACTGCGCTGCTGCTCTGTATCTTCCTCGGCGGCTTCGGTGCACATCGGTTTTATGTCGGCAAGATCTGGACCGGTCTGCTTTGGCTCATCACGCTTGGGTTCTGCGGCATTGGCACGCTGGTCGACTTTTGCCGGATCTATGATAACAAGTTCACAGACGACGCCGGGCGCCCGCTCTACGATGAGTACACGGATGGCATGACGCCTGAGGAATACGAGTCCGCCGTCGCTGGTCCCCGCAGAGTCCGGAAAGTTATCATCGTCATTGCCCTTGCGCTTTGTGCTGGCTGCTTCCTGTTCGTCCGCGTCATCCCCGGCCTCATGTACGCGCTTGGTCTTTGAGATGTCGCCCGCGCCGCTGGCCGAACAACGGCGCGGGCTTTTGCTTGCGCAGGCGACCGGGAGCCGTCTGTAACTTTAGGGTAGCCTGTCCACGGTAGTCTTGTAAAGATATAACAGTTGCTTTTTGCAGTCAGACGTCTTGCTTTTTTGGGGGGAATGACATGTTTTGAAGGAAAAATTATCTGATTTATGCCGTGAGCAGAAGCAGACGATCACTCCGCGCAAAACAAACCAGGACGTCGCCGAAAATACCGACCTTTCCGTCGGCACCGTCTCCCAGTTCTTTCGCGGCGACATCAAAAATCCGTCTGTTTACACGGTCGGCCCGATCTGCCGGGAGATGGGTGTCTCTATGGATGAGTATTTCGGCATCCCGCATGACGAGCCTGCCGAGTCTTCCGAGCCTCCCGATGCTGAAAAACTCCGTGCCGAGACCGCGGCGCTTCGTGCGCAGCTTGCCCAGCAGCAGAAGTCCCTGCGCATGCACCGACTTGTGACGCTCATCCTCTTGGGTATTCTTTTGCTGTGTGCCCTTGCGCTTGTGGCCGACGTGCTCATCCCATCAATCGGCTGGATCCGCACATAAATAAAACCGCCCCGGCCGGCGCCGGAGCGGTATCCGTATAACCTTTTTCCCTTGTGGTGAGAATCTGCCTATGAAATTTACATCTACCTGGAAAATCTCCGACCCGCTCGCGCAGTACATCATTTACCTGCGTAAGTCCCGGAAGGACATGGAGGCCGAAGCTCTCGGCCAGACCGACACGCTCAAACGGCACCGGGCCGCGCTTTTGTCGCTGTCCGAAAGCCGCGAGCTGAACGTCGTGGAGATCTGCGAGGAAGTCGTGACCGGCGACTCCATCGCCGTCCGGCCGGAGGTGCAGAAGGTCCTGCAGCTCGTCGAGACCGGGAACTACGCGGGCGTCATCGTCATGGAGGTTGAGCGTCTGGCGCGCGGCGACACCATCGACCAGGGCATTATTGCCCAGACCTTTAAATACTCCGACACCCGCATCATCACGCCGAACAAGACCTACGACCCGAACAACGAGATGGACGAGGAATACTTTGAGTTCGGCCTCTTTATGTCCCGGCGCGAGTACAACACCATCAAGCGCCGCCTGTCGCGCGGCAAGGAGGCGTCTCTGCGTGAGGGCAAATGGATCTCCGGCAAGACACCCTTCGGCTGGCTGCGCGAGAAGCTGCCGAATGACAAGGGCTACAAACTCGTCCCGCACCCGGAGCAGGCACCCGTCCTGCAGCAGATCTACAACTGGTACACCGGCGATGGCTGCGCGCGCATCGGCGCGAAGGCGATCTCCACGCGGCTGAACAGCCTCGGCGTCCCTACCAACTCTGGCAGCCTCTGGCGCGCGGACTCTGTGCTGGATATCCTGCGCAATCCGGCAAACGCCGGATGGATCAAATCCGGCGGCAGGCCAGAGACAAAGCGCATCGTTGACGGCTCCGTCGTCGTCAGCCGTCCCCGCACCCGGCAGGAGGATCTGAAGCTTTATAAAGGGCTGCACAACGGCCTGATCTCGCAGGAGCAGTACGACAAGGCCGTCGCTCTGAGCTATTCCAGCGCCAGCCCGCGCGGCAAGGGCGCATGGGGGACCGTGACGAGCCTCGCCGGGCTCGTCCGCTGCGACCAGTGCGGCCGCGTGATGGTTCGCCGTCCGTCGTCCGGCAACCGCCGCGATACGCTCCTTTGTCCCTCCTACGGCTGCACGACCGTCAGCGCGTGGTATGATGATGTGGAGGACGCCGTGCTGGATGCTCTGCGTGGCTGGCTGCGCGAGCTGGAGCTCGGTGAGGCCGCTGCGCCAGATGACACGCCCATGCGCACCGCGCTCGAGTCCTCGATCTCCGCCGACCGTAAGCAGCTTGCCAAGCTGGAGGCGCAGGAGGCCCGCGCGTATGAGCTGGTCGAGACCGGTGTCTATACGCCGGAGATCTTCCTGCAGCGCTCGCAGGCGCTCTCCGCCGACAAGCAGGTCATCGTCGACCGCATCGAGGCTAGCCAGACCACGATCACCGAGCTGGCTCGCGCCAAGCAGGCCCGCGCCCGTCTGGCCCCCGCCGTCCGCCGCGTCCTCGAGACCTACCCGCTCGCCGCATCCCCGCAGGAGAAAAACGCCCTCCTGAAAACTGTCCTGCAGAAAGTCCTCTACCATAAACAGACCAAATCCTACACCAAATCCGGCAGCGACATGCACGTCACCCTCTACCCCCTCGCGGATTGATGGTTATACATTTATTTGGTACGCATGAATGCGTACCAGATAAATGTTGATTGAAAGCAAGCGAAGATCCCTCTCCTTGTGGAGAGGGATCTTTTTTATTTTACCACGTGCTCATAGTAGCGCAGCAGTTTTTCCTCCGCGCCCGGGCCGTCTTTATCGAGCAGGAACGCCTTGGCCAGCGCGGCGTAGAACCCCGGGCGGTTGAGGCCGAACTCTACGGCGACGGGGTAGTAATCCGAGTACATCATGTTCATGGTCACGCCCCACGCCCAGCGCGGGACCACGGGCGCCTGAATGCCCATGCTCTCGGCCACGGCCGTTGTCTGTTCCATCGTCCAGTGCGGGCCTGCCGTGCCGTCGGCGTTTTGCATGTTTGCTGCCCACTGCATCGCCGTTTCGCGATCAAATGTGGCCGTCTCCGGCTCGTCGTGGTGCCCGTGCAGCTTTTCGAGCCTGCAGATTGTCTTCGCGTACAGCCCGACTTCCTCTGCACTGCCCAGCGTCACGGGTTTCTCCATGGCCTCGTGCAGCTTTGTGTAAAGCTTTTCGATATATTCTTTCATCTCGTCATGCCTCCTGGATATACCGGTAGAGTTTATCGACGTCGTTCTGGTCAAACCGCATATCGCCCAGCAGCGGGACGGATACGGTCAGCTTGTTTTCAAAGCGCGGCCGGGCCGCGTTGTAAAGCTTGTCGAGGTCGATGTTTCCGGCGTCGTCAAAGATCTGCATCATCTTGATCGCCGGATTCTCGCGCAGCGCAAGGATCTTTTCGCGGCTGCCCTCCATGATGAGCGCCAGCATGATCCCGGCCCCGATGCCCTTGCCGCCCGGCAGGTGCGGGATGACCTCGTTGTCCGCGTAGCGCATCGCGCCGCGCATGGCCTGATCTATCGTCACTGTCATACAGTTATCCTCCGTTTTCGGATGGGGCGGCTATTGCCGCCCCTTGCGTTTAGCCGTTGCAGCAGCCGCACTTCGGGAGCGGATCGTAGAGCGTCTGCGCCGTGGTCGCGGTGCCCGTGGTGACGTCGGCGACCTGCTTGGGATAAAAGGTTGCGTTGACGTAGGTGACGATGGAGTTATCACCGCAGCAGCGGCGCTCGGCCTCCATCTTGACCGCATCAAGTGCTTCCTTGCGGACGGACTCGACGTCTTGCTTGACCAGCGCGAAGCTGTCCTCGGTGCGCTGGTTGTGGACGGCCTGCTTGCACAGTGCCTCACGGACGTCCTTGAGCTGCCCGTCGATATAACCGTACATCTCCAGCATCTTGCCGTCGTTGTACGTGTTGGCCTTGAGCAGCGCGATCTCGCTGTCCTTCGCGGCCAGCTTCTGTTCGCGCTCCAGATCGTAGCGCGTGACCGGCATGTTCTCGCTGCACGTCGGCTCCTGCTGCCGTGCGGCGAGCATGGCGGCGACCGTCATGGCGGGCGTGACCGCCGCAGCGACGTCAGCGGCTTCCGATCTCTTGTTCTGGTTGAGGCCGCCCAGCAGATTGCCAAGGCCGCCGTTTGCCAGACTCAGCGCAGCGCCGCCGATGCCAAAGCCCAGCGCAGTCCCCGCGAGTCCCTTGCTTGCGTATTCCATAAAAAATCCTCCGGTAAAAGTAGTAAGCTGGCCAGCTCCTACTCTCATTCTGCCGCTTCCCCGGTTTTTATGGGGGACATTCCCGGGACATCTGTGTACCATTTGTGGGACATACTTTCCTCTTGAAAATTTTCCCAGTACCCCTCTTGACTTCTACACTTTTTTGAGTTTATACTAGGGGTGCGGAGAGATCCGCGAAAGAATCCTGAAATCTGGCACCGCACGATCCGCGGCACAACCATTTCAGGAATCTACAGAGATTGAACGTCGCCGTTCATCATCTGCCCATGAAAGCGGAGATCCCTTGCCGTTAAATAGGGAGCTAAAAAAGCGGAAATCCCTTGCCGTTAAGTAGGGAGCCAAAAAAGCGGAAATCCCTTGCCGTTAAGTAGGGGCTTAAAAAATCATGGGCAACTAAAAGCGAGACTTCTGCAGTCTCGCTTTTCATGGAAAGATAGAAAAAACGCCATGAGCTGTAGCTCATGGCGTAAAAAGCCGCCCTGATGGGCGGCTTCGCTTATGATATCATGCTGTTGATTTTATTCCGATACATATCCAGCGGCACAGGCAGCATGTTCAAACGTAAAGTACCGTTCTGCAGTCTCTTTTTAAAAGAGTAAACTGCAATCCCGGTTATTTTGTCCGTCTTGATGCTGTGGTAAGTGACGATTCCATCGTCATCCTCTTCTGTGTAGCTATGCTCGTTCAGCGGATATCTGGCGTAAAAGATGTCATATTTTTTATCGTAGTCCATTGCTATAGTTGACATACTTCAGGCCTCCTTCCTTGATTCCGCCTTTCATCTCTTTTGACAGGAAGGCCGACGTGACGTCTCCGCAATCATCATATGTTGATACGGCAACTTTCATGAATAGCGTCGGGTATTGCGAAGATGTTTTTGCGAAATAGACCTCGCTGTCAGGTTCTCTCCCTTCCCAAATTGCGATTGGTTTTTGAATCGTACTTTTTATTTCATCCGGAGAAAACTCCGGGTGCGGGTTGTGCCCACCGTCACTGCTTATAATATGCCCATAATAACGCTCTGCAGACAGCACAACTCTGTATCCACGTGGATCTACTGTCTCAAACAGAAGTTCATCGTCCATACTTACTTTTTCTCAGGGGACAATTTTGCCCTGATTTCATCCAGCCTCATAACTGGCCCGACATGCTGCTCATATACAGAAACCATTTCAGCCAACTTTTCCGCAAGCTCTTTCGCCATCGGCATTGACAACGTGATCCGTTGCGCAAGTGCTCTCTCTTCTCCGACAACGTTATTGTTCTCATCCAGCATCGGAGTAGACGTCTGCAAATCAACTTTAATGTCAGTCAGCCCTCCGATAAGGCTAAACCCATCGATATAAATGGCATTCACTTTGTTTTCCTCCTTTAATCGCGGCGCAGTGGTGGGGGGATGGTGGGCGCCACTTCTAACTCAATTATACTTTTTTAGATTCTTTTTGCAATAGATTTTCGCACAATTTTTTTACGCCCGTTACGTATGGAAAAAGCGCCATGAGCCGTTGCTCATGGCGCTTTCCCTTTGTCCGTTTTCCCTACCAGACGGCGGGCGGTTTCGATAATGTGCGGCAGGCGGCGGGAGATGGTTTTGCGGTCGACGCCGATCTCGGCGGCGGCGTCTATCTGCGGGAGCCTGCGCACGATATAAAGCTTCACGATCTGCTGATCGATCTGATCCAGTATGCCCTCGTCAGTGACGCGCTCCCAGTCGCTGCGCGTGAGGTGTTCCAGCTCCTTCGGCAGAGCCAGCCGCGCAGTTATGCTTTCGTCACTCCCTTCGGCCCGCCGCCGGGCAGGGCTTACTTTTCCTTGTGCTTCAGCACGGCGATATTGCCCTTGTTGCCGACTTCGAGATCCAGCGCGGCGGCGATATCGCGCACCTTGACGTAGTTCGTGCCGTCTTTCAGGATGCGTTCAACGGCGACTTCCTTGCCGTCCACGATGATCTTGCTCTTTTCTACCATTTCGGTTTCCTCCTCTGCATTTTTTCCATCTTCGAGTGCCATGACCGTATGGCCCTCGCTTACCAGCACGTCCCCGCGCAGGAGATTGGCGTCCGTCTTCAGATATTTGCTACCAATCAACAATTTAAAATCGCCCGTTGCGGGCCAATCGTCCAGCATACAGTAGGTGGTGCAGGAATTCCCCTGCTTTTTGTAGAGCGCGGCGACGGCCTCGCAGCCTGCGGCCACGGCGCAGAGCGTCATGAGGCCGGAGCAGTCCGTCTCCACGGGCTTTGTGATCTTGCTCACGTCCCATCCGACGGCTCTGGCGGCCTCATACGCCGTGTTCCGGTCGCTCATGTCGTAACCGATATTCCGGTTTTTAATCGCTGCCTCGCACGTCTGCGCGGCCCGCTCGGCCTTTTTGCGGTCCTTATAGCGCAGTACGCCGATCCAACGCCCATTGTACCAGCTGGAGATATTCAGCTCCCGCCCGTTCTGATTGCCGGGCTGCTGGTTGCGGCCTCCGGTTTCTCCAAGACTTGCCTGCCCAATTTTGATACTCATGCCCGCTCACTCCCGTACAACTCGTGGTGCAGCTGCAGCACGGCGGCCTCGATCAGCTTATCGATCGTTTCCACATCAAATTGAATTCCCTTCTCGGCGAGGAAGTTCACAACATACGCCTTTTTCGCCGCGCCGTCCGTCGCGGTGTACAGCTGCTCTGCTGCCTTTACGCCGATCTCAACGTAAGTGCGGAGCGTTTGCAGCTTGTCCGCGTCGATCTTGGTTTTGAGCCACGGGATCAAAAATGCCGAAACGAGCGCGCTGATGAGCGCGATCACTGCCGAGATAATTTGCGTGTAGTCCATATGTATGCTCCTTTCAATCTTTCAGCACGATCTCCGCGATGCGTGCTGCCGCTTCCGGGCCGTATTTCTCGGCCCATTTATCCATGTACTTCTGCGCGTACTTCGCGCGGTTCTCGTTTTTTGCCTTCCAGAGATAGAATCCGCTGGAAGCCGTCGTTTCAGCCAGCACCGCAAGCGTAATCTCTGTCAGATCTGCACCTGCCGCGCAGGCGATGATGAGCGCGAGGCTGACGAGCGCGCTGCAGATCAGCCACTTCTTACTAAACTCCATTGTGCTCACACTGCTTCTCGAGCTGGTGCAAAAACTTTTTTACATCGCCGTTTCCGCCCAGCTTGACGTATTTCTGCCCGGCGATCAGGCGCTCGGCCATTGGCATTTCCTCTGACATGATGGTCAGCCGGAGAATTGCGAGATATTGCTCGTCCTGATGCTCCTGCATTTTCCCGAGCTTTTTGTCGATCTCGGCTAGGTGCGCCTCCTGCGTCGTGGCCTTGCCGCGCTTTTTCTGTATCGCGCTGACGACGGCATTGACGACCGCCGTCAGCGCGGACGAGCCGAGCACGGCGCAGACGAGCGTAACGATGATGGTCTTGGTGTCCATGGTGTTCTCCCTTCCGCGCGATCAGATCGGCACGAAGGCGCTGTCTGTCCATTCGGCTTGTTTTCCGGCCGCGCCCATCCAGACCTTGGTTTCGCCGTTGTTGGTGTAATAAGCATTCTGGATCAGCGACATGCCGGACTTCCACACGATGGGGTTATCCGACGTGCCGGCTTTCACGGCCTGCTCGACGTACACCTGCCGCACCAAGATCTTGTTGACGTAGATATTCCGCCAGTCATAGCCCAGCTTGTCCGACTGCGTCACGTCCTCCGTGATACCGCCTGCGGCCTGCACGAGCTTGCCATCCGTAATTGCTTTCTTTACCTGTGCCAGTTTAGCCTCTGTCATATGCCGCCTCCAGTTCCGCCAGCAGATCGCTGGCCGTTTTTTTGCCCATCTTCGCCGTGATGGTGCCGTCGCGGTTGTCGGTGATGGGGCCGGCGAGGGTAAAGTCCGCGTAGTCGTCCATGTAGCGGTCCTCGGCGGTCTCGGTCGTCGACTTGACGGTTCCGTCCTCGTTCATCTGGACGTTGCCCTCTGCGTCCAGCACAGGGACGGCCGTGGTGTAGCGGTGGATCATGCCCCAGACGGCGCCGTCGCAGAACAGCGCCAGCGGGTCTGCAACCGCGCTCTTTTCGATGGTGACGGCGCGGCTCTCGCGCCCGCCCCAGTCGGCGTCGCGCATGCGGCCAGCGGCCGGTCGCGTCTCGATCTCCTGCCCTCCGATTGTGATGTACCAGGTGTCCATAAGTTCCTCCTGTCTATTGCTGCACGGCATTGGCCTGCAGCCATGCTAATAGTGCGCCTGTTGGCATTTCAGCGAAAGTCACTGTCCGGAATGCCTCTTGCGTCCAGCTCCCGTTGAAATATGCGTACCAAATATCGCCTGGCCCGTAAGAGTAAACAATGTTTTGCTGAGAGCCTGCAGTGATCATGAAGTAGTCAAATTTTTTCCCGTTTGATGTAAAATCAATGGCTTGCTCAAAAACCATTATTTTTGGGGACTCATTTATGATCCACGTCAGCCCGTCGCTGAACTTGACCTCATACGCTGTCCCATTCACCAGCGTTCGACCCCCCCGATTTGGTAACTTGTACCAGCAATCAGGTCGGTGCCGCCTTTGATGGCGTAGGATGTGCCGTCTTTCAAAATGTGGTGTGTGCCCATGTGAGACCTCCTTTATGCTGCTAGGGTGTAGGTGCCGTCGGGGTTTTGAATCACGGGGAAGGTGCCGGGGAGGGTAAAGGCGGGGCGGACGCCGTTCCCGTTTCCACAGTACTGTTCGGTGACATTCCCGGCGGTATCCAACACGTACACGTCTGTACTTGAATATTCTTTTGGGGTTCTGGTCCATTGATGAATATTAGATCCATTTAGTTTTGCGGCAGCAAGCAGGCTACGCACCGTCTGGTCCAATGGAGTCCCATCTCCGCCGCCGCCCTTCAGCTCACCTATGGACAGTATAAACGCATTTTTCGTTAATTCTCTCCTCGTTTGATATTCATCGATGTAGCAGTAAATTTTTGTTTGCCCTGCCGCGCCTTGAATGGCAGAGTCCAACAGCCCTAACCATGTATCCGCGAGGAAAGCGGATACAGTGGATGTTGGGAATAGGTTGGAGCTGCTCCACTGGGAGAACGCAATTCGTTCGTAGCATTCCTTGCGCACAATCAGCGTGCGCCCAGCCCCGTTAAGCCCGCTCTCGTAGTCGTGCTTGGCGATATAAAACGGCACGGGGCTGCCGGATTCGTTCAGGTACAGGATCGCGCCGGGGGTGATGGTGCTCAGGGGAATGCCCTTCGAAAACGGTACGGTGAATGCCGTCCCGCCGATGAGGGTCTTCCCGGCTTTGCAGCCGTAGCCTGTGCCGCCGATCAGCTCCCGGCCGCCGGTCACGGAATAGGCCGTGCCGGAGATCAATGTCTTGTGCGCCATGTGGCCTCCTCACTCATACTGCCAGTTGATGGCCATGTTCTCGGTCGGCGTGGTCTCGGCGGAGACCAGGGTCTGCTTGGTGATGTTGCCGGTCTTCATATAGTCCGTGCCCGCCACGGCCACCGCCCAGGCCGTCGGCTTCCCGCTGGCGTCCACCGCCTTGACCTTGATCAGGTCCCCGACGGCCGCGCCGGAGGCGAGAATCATATCTTGCTTTCCGTTCCACGCGTCTTTGTTGCTGCGCACGTCGGCGATAGCCTCGTCGATCTGCGCGCCGGTAAACTGGCTGTTGTAAGCCATACGATCACTCCTTCATACACAGAAAATCCTCGCCGTCCGCGGTCTTCAGCGCCTGCGACTCTCCCAGCGGGATAAAGCCGTAGTTGTCGTTCCAGCTGCCGTCCGCGCCCTGCGCGAACAACGAAATGCGGTATTCCCCATCACCGGAAAGCAGAAAATCGTCGTAAACCTCAAAGGTGCGCTGCGTGCCCGCCGGGGTCTGTGAGAAGGACGCGATCAAAGCGCCCTTCCCGCGGCCCCAATCCTCGCCGGACTTCGTCGCGCGGCACTCGAAGGCCGTGTAGGCGATGTCCGACGAGAAGGAAACGGTGATCGAGTCGAAGCCCGATACTGCCGAGATCTTGTTGCCCGTGATGGAGAATGTCAGCTGCGGCGCGGCCATCAGGCTGCGCTCCAGGTCCCGGCGGCGTTCTTGACGAAGACCTTGACGATCTTCGTGCCGTCGCCGGAAGACGCTGCCTCGAGGTCCGCGCCCTTGACAGTGACGTTGATGGCGGTGTTCTTCTTGTAGCCTCCCTCCGTGCCGCTGACGTTGGTGGAGCCGCCCGTCGTCGGGATCTGGGTGCCCGCCGTGTGCAGGCTGCTCGTCGCCGGGACGACGCGAATGGTGTATTCCTCAAAGTCCACGTCGCAGACGAAGGAGAACGCCGCTGCGTCGTAGCCCGTGACCTTCGAGATCCTGCTCTTGTCGGGGCCGGTGATGGTCACGGCAGGAATCGACGTGTTGAGCGTGATCGTGTCGCTGACTGCGGCCGTTTCGTTGCCGACGTCGTCGCGCATCTTGACATAGATCGTCTTGAGGCCGTCTCCGTCGGGCAGCGTGATGGATTTTGTCTTGGCGAATGTCTCCCACGACGCTTCCGCCTCGGTCTCCGCCGTCTTCGTGCCCCAGATCTTCATCTGGTATCCCGTCGTTGTCTCGTCGGAGACAGAGATCTTCGCCGTGACGGTCGCGCTGGTCGCGTACTGTGCACCGTCGTTCAGGATCAGCGATAGGCCGGCAGGTGCCAGCGTATCAAGTGTCAGATTAAAAAAACTTGCCATCTGGATTTATCCCCTTTCTTCGCTTGTGAGTTCAATGTACAAAAATCCGCCCGGTCTTTCGTAGATGGTTTTCGTGCCCAGGTGGGCGGATTTGATGCCCATGGAGCCGATGAACAGCTCCAGAATGCGTTTGAGTCCAACTGCCAGCATGTTATCCCTCCAACAGATACAGTGTCCGCGCGTCCTTTTTGTCCAGCGCGTCATATTCGGATTTTGTCATCACGAGGATCGCGTCGATCTGTGCCGACTGGATGCCTCCGCCGCCAGATCCGCCGCCGGAGCTGCGTGCCTCGTTGATGGCGTCGACGAGGTTGCCCTTGTTGTAGGTCTTGAGGTCGTCCAGATCGCCGATCTGCTTCTGGAGCTGCGCCCAGACGGGCAGGGCCGGGTCGGCGGTCTCGTCGCCAGACGGGTCCGCGCCCGGCTGTACCTTTCCGAGGCTCACCCAGACAGTCGGCAGGATGACGCCGCTTTCGTTCGCGCCATAGACGCCCACGCGGGCGTGGCGGCCCGGGACGGCTAGAACTTCGTGCGGGACGGGCACGGTATCCCCGTCCCAGTTCGCCGCCAGAACGTCGACGGTGGTCTTGCCGTTGGTAAAGACGGCGGTCTTCGTCAGCCCGTCCCATGCGGGTGAGAAGACGAACTGCACCGTCACGGCCTTGCTCATCCCCGCCGTCAAAAGCTCCGGCGGCGAACAGAGATGCGCGCACGCGCGGGAGCAGTGGATGGTGATCATGCGTTATCAGCTCCTTCTTTGCCGCCCGAAATGGCGGCTTTTTCTTTCCTATTGTGGTCTATCCAATCACAGTGCCGTTCACAAGCAGTTTCCCGTCGCTGTTGCACCTTAATGCTGCGTATTTGCTTGCGTTATAGCACAGCCAAACCCTATTTGCAGCCACCCCGTAAAACGGCACATTTGTCGCGCCGATGCTTTCATTCCCGTAAAGTGGCAGCAAGAAACTGCTTTTGACGTACATGCCGTAACCATCTTTTTTGATTCTGTCTGGCGGAGCGCTCTCTCCTCCGCTCCCGCCGCTGCTCGGCGGGCCGACGACGTACTCGACGACGTAGCTGCCGGAGATGCGGGCGACTTTGACGCGGTCGCCCGCGGCGAATTTGACGGACGTGTTGCACCGGTAGTGCTTGGTCGTGGCTTCGGTCTGTCCCTCGAGGATGAGGGACAGACCATCGTCATAGACCGCGCCGACGGTCGCCAGAAAGTTTTCCGGCAGGTTTTCGTCCGGCATGCTGATCGATGATACAAATAAGCTGTTGATGCCCTCCATCAGGCGATCACCGTCCTTTTCGCAGAGTGGGTCATGAGACTGCCGGGCTGCATGGTGACAGACCAGCCGGTCTCGAGATAGATGCCGCCGATCTCGTCGTGCGTCAGGGCGAGGATGTCGCCGACGCCGTGGCCCGGCTCGGCCAGCGTATAAAATGTGATCGTGCGCGTGGCCAGCAGCGATTCGTTGCGGCGCTTGTTTGCGTAGGCCTGCAGCTCCTCCTGCGAGGCGATGTTGTCCACCCGCTCGACGGAGGTGATGCGCATGCCGCGCTTGAAGGTGGATTTTTTGGACGCCGGATTGTCGTTGACGGCGGTCGCCACCATTGCTGCGTCCATATCCGGGTTGTTGCAGGTCACGACAAAAACGTTTGGTGCGTCAAAGATGTCCGTCTCGTCGGACCAGTCCTGCCCGGGGTGCTTTTCCGGGAGGAACAGGTCCGTCGTGCCGTAGCGCCAGTCGATGATGGCGGCGGATGGCTCCTGGTACGGCTCGAGGCGGCAGACACCGTCGGCGTCGAACCAGAGGTTCTCGTAGTTGATCTCGGAGAGCAGCGCGTTGACGATCGTCAGGTAGCTCGTGCCGATCGGCCAGTCCTCGCGGTCTGTGGCGAGGACTGCGTCGTTCGGCGCCGCGATCACCAGCGTGATGCCGCAGGCGGTCAGGAGCTTGCGGACTTCCGTGATGTAGGACGCTCCGGCCGCAAGATGCAGGAGCGTCTCTGTTTTTTGCGTGTACACCCGCCAGCAGCGGTCGTAAGCCTCGATCTCGACGCGCGTGCCGGAGCTGCTGCCCTTGTTGCTGACGGTCGCGGCCTGATAGATGCCGAGCGATGTTTCGACGCCGTTGATGCTGATCCACGGGCGCAGCTCGTCGGACTCCAGCTCCGCGAGATCGTTTGGCAGGAAGCTGCCCTTGAAGGAGCCGTGCAGGGTGGCTGTCCGGTCGCACATGATCTGCGGGGCGCTGCCGGTGTCCCATTGGAGGTGGGTGATGGGTGCGCCGTTTCTGAGCACGTCGACGCGGAAGCGGACGTCACGGGTCAAGGGTGATCGCCTCCTCCCGGTTTGTGTGCGAGATGGTGAAGGAATAGCGGCGCATGAACTCGTCGCAGTTGCTCTCGAGCGACGGGAGCGAGCCGATGACCATGTTGCCGTAGCGGTCCTTGAGACAGACGAGGCGGCCGACAAGGGCCTCAAGCGCAAGGGCGGCAGCCCGCTGCGCGTGCGGCCAGGCGCAGGCGACGGACAGGGCGCGGTCGCGCTGCTCGCTGCGCTCCTCGACGGGGTAGGCAAGGCCCGCCAGATGGACCGTGGAGACCCCGGCCGAGAAGCTGGTGCGGTTGGTGCGCAGCTGCGTTTCGGACAGGCGCATCTCGAGCCAGACGCCGGTCTCTAGGTCGCAGATCATGTTGGTCTCGGGCAGAATCTCGACGGTATCCGAATTGGACACGCCGTAGTTATCGCTTTCGTCGTAGCAGCCGCGGACGCGGTAGGTGACGGAGCCGATGCTGGTGTGGTCGATGTACTGCTTTTGGACGGTGCGGGCGATGGCCACGCCGTCCCGCTCGACGAGGTAAAAATCGTAGCTCCCGGCGGTCTGCCAGGTGAGCGCGGCCTCATGGCCGGCGGTGGCGGTCAGGGTGATGGCCTCGCCCTCGGTGTGCGAGATGGGCAGCGCGGCTGCAGACCACTCGGACCACATGCCGTACTTGTTCTGCACGCGGACGCGGACGGTGTAGCTGCCGTCGGCGAGGTAGACCGGCGAGCGCCATGCCTTTTCCGTGCCGTAGACCGTGCCGGAGGCATAGCCGCTCGAGAGCGTCAGCTGATAGGCCTCCTGCTCAGAGGTCTGCCAGGTGATGCGCGGGCGCGGGCCTGTGGACTGAATGACGATTGACGGCGCGGATGGGGCGTTGATGGCGATAAACTCGGCCCTGTCGCTCCACGCCGAGGCCTTGCCGTCGGTGTTGTAGGTGCGCACGCGCCAGTATTTCGTCCCGCTCGTAAAGGTGTTCGCGGGCACGTCGTAGTACTGATTTTCGCCGGTGACGGTCGCGAGCGTGTTCCAGGTCGTTCCGTCGGCGGACCACTGCAGGTCGGCCTTGCTCTGCGGCGTGCCGGTGGAAATGATGTGCTGCCACGAGAAGCGGTTGGCGATGGTCGCGTCAATGACGATGCCTGAAGGGGAGACAGGCTTGGCCGTCGGGGTAACGTCTGTTGTCGTGATCTCCTGCCATGCGGACGTTGTTGTCGTGCCGCTGTTCGCCGTCACCTTTACGCGCCACTCGATCGTCCCGGACGGGAATGTGTTTGCCGGGACCGTGCAAGAGGTCGTCGCGCCGGAGACGCTGATCGTGTTTGAGGTGCTCGCATTTTTTACGCGCCACTCGAAGACGGCGGAGGTTTGCTTTATCTCTGCGAAACAGACCTGCGAGTCGGCGGTGTCATCGTCACAACGCCATGTAAACGTATTTTTTTCAAATCTGTTCACGAAAGCACCGGCTGTCGGAGCGAAACTATTTGCTGTTATCCCTACAATGTCGTCCGAATACTCGCACACCAGCGATGGCTTTCGTGTTGACTTTGCGCCGAATATAATCGCCTCGCTTGTCCCTGATTCCCCTCCTCGAAGCGCGACCACAAAGCCATTTCTTATTCCTTGCTGCAGTTCTTCTTTTTTTGATTTGTAATTTTTCAGGTCAAAAACTGCATTTAGCTGTACGATTTCATTCAGAGCCGTCCAGTTTCCGTTCGCTTGCTCCGAGATTCCTGTGAAGGTTTGGTATATCTCAGGCCTTGTCGCATACGTCATTGTATCTGCATCAAATTGACTTGCCAACGCATTTACATATGTCCAAATCTCCTTGTATGTAGCCCCGCTTTCTGCTGTTGGCTGTGCATAAAATGCAAGCGTTACTTTTGTTACCCGTTTGAACTTGTATGCGTCGCCCGGCACAGGGAAGTTGATATATACGTTATCCCCTCGCTTAACGTTTCCCGCGTCTCCTGTAAACGGCTCTACGAAGAATTTGTACTGTGTAAGATTCGAATAGTTCGTGTTCGGGTGGTTTTTTGCAACTGCTGTTGAACCGCTTGCCTGCACTGTAAACGTCGGCATTTACTTCGCCCCCATTCTGGTTGTGATGCGTGCGTTTTTGGCGATGCGGAGGATGGTGTCGAGGTCTTCGACGTGGTCGACGTAGACGGTGGTGTTGTAGGTATCGCCGGAGGTGTAGCGGGTCTCGCTGGCCGTCTGGATGCGGGAGCCGGAGGGCAGATAGATCCGCTCGAGGCCGTTTTCGTTGACCCGCGTCCAGCCGCCCGCCCAGTTGTCCGTGCCGGCGGCGTTGCCGCGCAGCTTTTTGAGATATTCCTGCACCCACAAATCCTGCGACTTGCCGAGGATGGAGCTGTCTCCCGCTCGCACGAGCGCTTCATACTGCGCGTTGGCGTAGGCCTCCATATTGCCGTAGGCTTTGCCGGTGTCGGTGTCGAAGTAGCTGCCGTAGCCGTTCGCAGCGGTCGCGCGGTTCGTATCCTGCTGCATCCACTTGGTATTGAGCTTCTGTACATTCGACATCTGGCCTTTGCCGTAATTCAGGCCGAGCGCCGTTCCGACCTTGTTAAAATCGAGCGACAGCAGACCGGATACAAAGTCCCCTGCGTCCGCGATGGCTGCCATAAGCTCTGCAAGTGGCCGCAGCGCTCTTGTCAGCGCCGGGACCTTATCGTTGGACAGGGTATCCATCGGCGCGATGATATCGCCCGCCGTTTCGAGCAGCATGCCGAAGGCGTCGACAAGCCCGGACTGCTGCAGAGTGCTGCCGATCGTCTTGATCCCGCTTGTGAGGTCGCCGTAGAATTCTTCGAGGTACGGGGCAAACTCGACGGCCAGCTGGTTTTTGACGCCCTCCTGCGTATTTTGCAGGCGAGAATAGGCGTCGTCGACGCCCTGCAGGGATTTGAGCGCGTCGTTGTCAAGGACATAGCCCATATCATGCGCTTCCTGCGCGTAAGCCCGCATTTTCTCGCCGCCGAGGTCGATGAGCGGATTGAGTTCCTGCGCGGACTCAGACATGAGGTCCATGGCCAGCGCGTCCCGCTCGGTCTGGTTTTTGATCTCACCGAGCGCGTCGATGGTGTCGTAAAAGACGTCTTTCGCGCTGCGGAGGCTGCCGTCGGCGTTGGTGATCTCTACGCCCAGACGCTGGTACGCATCATAGGCGTCGCCGGTGCCCGCTGCGGCCTCCTGCATTTTGTTGGTGGTCTCCTTGAGGCTGTCCTTGATGCGGTCCATGGAGACGTCCGTGAGGTCCGCCATGTAATTGAGCTCCTGCACGGAGTCGGTCGTCATGCCGGTCACGGAGGCGAGCGTGAGCAGATCGTCTGCATTCGAGGCTGCTTCCTTCGTCATGGAGATCAGCGCCTTTTCCGCCTTGACGATGGCCGTCGCGACGGCGGCAAAGCCGCCCGCTAGCGCCAGCGACGAGGCGTCCAGACTTCCCATGGCGTTCATGGACTGCTTCATGCTGTCCGGCAGCTGGATGCCAAGCTTGGACGTCAGGCCGTTCACCACGTCACCGAGGTTGCCCATGCTCTGCTCGGCGTCCTCGGTTGCGGTGGTCGTGTCTTCTACCTGCTCTGTGTTGTTTTTCAGCTGTCCGTTCAGCTTGTAAAGCTCGGCTTCCGCGTTATTGAGTTCTTTTTCCCAGCGCAGCGTTTCCACTGCGTTTGATCCGTAATTTTCTGCAGCTTCTTCGAGCGCAGCTTTCAGGTTATCGATTTTGTCATACTGCAGGCTTATTTTTTGGGTTAGCAGGTCCGTTTTCGCCGCCGAAAGTTCTGCTGATTCTGCGTTATCCGCATATTTTGCCGATACCTTCCGCATCTCGGCGTCCAGCACGTCCATGCTTGCGCTGAGCCGTTCGATATTATTTCGGTATTTTTGTTCTTTTTCACCTTCCATGCGCTTTTCATTTTCGCGCATCTGGTTATTTAGATCGTTCAGTTTCGCTGTTGCGTTTTGCAGGCTGGCCTTCCACGCCATTGTAGCTTTGCTGGATTCTCCCGTTTTTTTTACGGAATTTTTCAGAGCCTCTTGCATATAGCGGATCTTTTCTGTTTGCGAATAGATCTGCCGTTGCAGGATGTCATTCTGTTGCCCTAGCAGCTTTGCGCTGTCTGCATTTTTCCCATACGCAGACGTTACTTTCCGCATCTCGGCGTCCAGCACCTTCATGCCGCTGCCGATCTCGGAGATGGCCTGTTTGTATTCTTTTTCGCCCGAAAGCGTAAATCTTGTGTTGATGTTGGGCATATTACGTGCCTCCGTTGATGTAGGCCGAGAGGCTCTGCGGCTCTTCCGGCTTTTTGGGCGGCTCCAGCGCGTCAAGCAGGAGCGTTATGCGGCGCGGGGACATGGTTTTCCAGAAATCCCGCTCCGGCAGATGCAGCCGGAAGAGCCAGATTGCGAGGAAGCCGGGGAAATCAAAGCCCAGCTGCTTCGGTTTCCCCGGCGGTGTCAGTTTTTTTCGTCTTCCTTCTGCTCTTTTCCGGCCTGATTTTTCTCGACTACCTCCGCCCAGACCAGCGGATAGATCAGTTTTCCGGCTTCGATCGTCTGCGAAAGCGTGAGCTTCCGGCCCAGCTGCTTCCTGGTGAATACCAGCGGCAGCCCGTTTTCGTCCTTGATCCCCTGCGTGTCGGCGGCGTCGGTCAGCATGCCGGCCAGAAAGGCCAGCGTGCTTTTGATTCCATGGATCCGGTCAAGCGCCTGCAGAAGATTGCCGTCGTATTCATCCTGCACATACGCTGCGGCATTCATGTTGCAGACGAGCCGGTAGGTCCTGCCCTCGAATTCGTAGTCTACAAAGTCAAACTTGGTCGTTTCCATCAAGTTTCACCCAACTTTCCCTTGATCCAGGCAACGGCCTCCGCCGCGGTGTCGACGGTCTCGGTCTCGAGCAGCAGCTCGTCGGCGGAATCGTCCGCGAGGAATTCGCCGGTCGTGGTCGGCGTGTTGAACTGGATGTTCTCGCCCTTGGTCTGGTAGGCCATCGAGGGCGGCCCGAACAGCGCTTTCGGCACCCAGACGCAGGTGTATTTGGTCACGCCGTCGATCTTATCCGGCGCGTAAAAGCCGACGCCGACATAGTTCGCGATGTCTTTTGCCGAGAATTTCAGATTTTCCTTGCTCGTATCGGATGTGCAGCCGTAGAGCATGGCCTGTGCGGCCCTTTTGATGTACTTTACAGCCAGCGAGATCGTGCCGCCGGTGGCAAGCTTGATATATTCGGCAAGCTTGGATTCCGCGTACAGGCGGCCCTCGGCGAACTTGAGTTCCAGCTGCGCGCTCATGGCGTCGCCGACGTCGGTCGGCTCTGTGTAGGTCACGATGCCGGACGTGTTTTTATACTTTCCCGCCCGGATGCCGCGTAAGTCAAAACTAGGCATTTACAATAGGCCCCTTTCTTTCAGCTTTTGTGTAAGGATCTTTTCGAGCTCCGTGTTTACGCGCTTCTGCGCGTTCCTGACGCCCTTTGTCCAAAAATAAGTTCCTGTGATCTGCCCGTACTCCTTCGCGCGGCCGTAATTCAAAACAAAAAGCACGGTCGCCCTGCGCGTTCCGTGCTCGTTTTTGCCGACTGCGGTGATGGAGATGTACGGGTCTCCGTTTTTGTCGCGTTTGATGGTTTTGCGGTATTTCACGCTGGATGCATATGCCTCGGTCTGAAACCCGCTCGCCTTTACCATTTTTTGCAGTTCCTCGACGATGATATCCCCGGCGGCGTACAGGAGCTCCTGCTGCATGTCCTCATCAAAAACATTCGCTTTCTGGAGCGTGGCCATGAGCTCGTCGACACCGGTGATCGAGATGTTAGCCATAGGCTGCGCCTTCCGTCTCGGCGATGAGCGCGATCTGCGTGCGGCCCGTCTCCTTGTCGTAGGTTTCCATGTCGACGGTCGCGATGTAGCCTGCTGTCTCCAGCGCGGCTTTTACGCGCTTTAAAAGCCCGGCGGCAAAGCCCTCGGCGAAGATGGAAACGGCGTACTGCACGCCGGTCTCGGCCTCGCCGCCCTCGGCGTAGAGCTGCCCGGACTGGCCGAGTAGCTGATAGGTGATGTAGGTTTCTTCTCCGCCCTTGTATGGCGGGTGGCAAACCGGTACGCCCAGGTCTGCCAGCGCCTCATAGATCATCATGCGCCGTCCCTCCGTTTGCAGGTCAGCTCTACCTCTTCCGTCTCCGCGCCGTAACTGCGGACGACGTCAAAGACGTCCGAGCCGCAGGTGAGCTGCTGCTCGCCGCCGTACTCCGCGCTGTGCATGCGGAAAATTGCGTCCGTGCGCTTGCCGGCTTGCGCGGCCTGGTAATACTCGGCGCGGTTGACGGACTTGCGGGCAGCCCAGACGGCGGTTTCTCGTTCGAGCTTTTCCGTCGTCTGGCCGTTTACGATGGGGTAGGAGAACAGGCGCAGCGTGATCTGCGTGTCAAAGATCACAGCAAGCACCTCCTGCTCCGCCGCTGGCTTGGACTGCCCGGTAATCGTCCGAGAGTCCCATGGCGTCGCGGATATCTGCAAAGCACGTCTTCCATTCGTCGCCGCGGCCGCAGAAGTCATGCTGCCAGCGGACAAAGGCCCGGACGGCGTCTTTGACCAGCGGGTCTTCGTCCGCCCCCTCCGCGCCCGCAAGGTGCAGGCGCAGGAGGCAGGCGTCGATCTCGTCGGCGAGCTCGTCGTCAAGGGCGTTGGTGGTCAGCCGCAGGGCGGTTTTTGCAACGTTGATCAAAGCCATTGGTTATCCCTCCCTGTTGGCCGCGCGCCGTCAGGCCTTCTTCTTGGTCAGCGTGACGAGGCTGTTCTTGTCGACGACCTTACCGTCGACAAGCGCCAGCGCGACGGTGACCTCGTCGTCGGTCGCGTTGTCGGTGTACTTGCGGAAGGTCATGCCCAGATTTTCGTTCCAGAGGTAGTCCTTGAAATCGAAGATAAAGGCAAAAATCGTGTCTGCGGTCACGCTTGCGGCAAAGGACGGCAGATAATCGCCGACGAGGACGACTTCGCGGCCAAAGAGGGAGTAAACCGGCTTGCCGTTCGTGCCGTAGTTGGTGCGGGCGACTGGCTGACCGTCGCTGTCGACCATGCCGACAATCTGCTCGAAGAAGGTCTTTTTCGACATGCACCAGACTGCGCCCGCGTCATATGCCTGCGGCACCGCGGCCTCGGCTGCGGTGATGTCCTTGTAGTTCAGCGCGGTCGTCGCTGCGGCAATGTCGATGTTCTGGCCGGTCACGACGGTTTCCTTTGTGATGCCCTTCGGCTGGCCGGAGCCTGATCCGCTGATGACGGACTGTTCCTCGGCCTTGACCATGGCCTCGGCCACGTTGGCGACAAACTGCGATTCAAACATCGGGTAGGTCACGATGGATGCCTCGAGCGACATGGAGATCGCGCAGCGCAGCTTGTGGTAGGCGAACGTGATGGAGCCGAGCGCCTTCTTCTGCTTGTCGGAGCCTGCGCCCTCTGCCACCCACGATGCCGTCGGCTTTGCAGAGCTCGTCGGGACGGTCACGCCGCCCTTGTAGGACGTGTGCGTCACGCGCGGCAGGATCATGCCGGTCGACTCGATCCTCTCGTAGATCTTCTGCAGCGTCGAGGTCGGGATGGCTGCGCCTACGTCGGAGGTCTTCGTGTTTGCGTCCGCGTTTGTCAGCTCCTGCGGGATCTGCGTGCCCTTTAGCACGTAGTTCATAAAGGCCACCTTGTACTCCGGGGTGTCGTAGCGGTTGATCACGTCTTCGGCCTTTTTCTGGTCGGTCAGGTCGACGGACTGCGCCGCTGCGGCCGGGGCCGCGACCTTCTGGCCCGCGAGGGCGTTGAGGTTTGCCTGGATCTTGGCTTCCTCCTCAAACTTGGCGTCGAGGGCCTCGACTTCTTTCATCTTGGCCTGTGCCTCTGCGGTCTTGCTTTCGTCCAGCAGCTTCTGGGCGTCGTCCATGAGCTGCTGGCGCTGGATGTTGTAAAATTCCTTTGTCATTTCAATTCTCCTTTGAGTTTTAAAAATTTCAGTTTTGCTTCTGCCTGCGCCCGTTCGGGCATAAAAAAATCAGGCTCTGCGGCCTGACCTTTTAAAAAGTTTTCCGCGCGCCGGAGCGCGTCTTCGCTGAGCATGCCGGAATAAAAATCCGCTGCCAGCGGCTTCTGGCCGGTATCCGGCTGCATGACGCGGTCGACGAGGCCGAGCTCGACGGCCCGCTCCGCTGTGATCCATGTTTCTGCGTCCATCATGGCGGCGATCTCCGCTTCCGGCCTGCCGGTCTTGGCGACGTAGGCCGAGATAATGGCGTGGTTGGCGTCGCGCAGCGTCCCTGCGGTGTGCTCCATCTGGCGGTAATCGCCGCTGGCCTTTGTCTGGACGTTGTGGACCATCATCATGCCGGTCGGCGTCATTTCTGATTCTCCCGCCATGGCTATGATGGACGCGGCCGAAGCTGCGAGTCCGACGATTCGGACGATCACGCCGCCTGCGTAGTTGCGCAGGGCGGTATAGATCTCGCTCGCGGCGAAGATCTCTCCGCCGCCGGAATTGATCTCGACTTCGGCCCGCTCGCCGTTTCCGGATGCAAGCGCGTCCGCTACGGATCTCGGGCTCGTCGCCTCCATTCCGTAAAACTGATAGAGGCGGTGCTGATTGCTGGATACGATGGGCCCGCGAATGCTGATCTTCATGTGTTTTCATCTCCCTTCTGGTTGTTATTCTGATTGACCGGCTGCGTATCGAGCCGTCGGATCGGCTTGTCCCCGCCGTCGACCGGCGCGAGGTTGAATGCGCGCCGCCATTCGTTCGGCGTCAGCGCGCCTCGGTCGACCAGCTGCAAGAGATTGAGCTTTGTCGCGGTCGACGCGAAGTCCCACGCGGACGCCTCAAAGACGATGCGGTTGCCGCAGCCACGCTCGCGACGGGAGAATAGCTTGCGGGTGTACTCGCCGCTCAGCTGCTTCAAAACCGGCTCGATCTCAGCGTCAAAATAGGCGTTCTGCTCATCCTCTGTCGCAATGGATGTGACGATGTGCGGGTTGGTATTGAACAGGGCATAGATGCGCTGCGTGGTCTTATCCATCTGGGCGGCGTTCGGGACGTAGTCCTTGGGGTCGATCTGCTTGGCCTCTGCCTTTGCGTCGACGGCCGCGACGCCCGTGCCGTTGGAAACACTGAGGAAGCTGTCGGCAAAGTCCTGCGCGCGCTTCTTGATATCCTCCGCGCGCATGGAGGATGCGAACATCAAAAGCCAGCGGATGACGGCGCTATTCCGGATGGCCTTGACGATGCCCTGATCCGTCGTGGTGACGATCTCCATGAGCGGCACGATGGCCGGGGCGATTGGATCGCCGAAGATGTCGTTCTCGTAAAAATCCCCGCGCAGGTGGATGATGTCGTCATAGGCAAACGTCAGCACATTGCCGTTCTGCATGTAAAATTTCAGGTACAGATTGCCTCCCGCGTCGTAAACGGCGTCGGCCTGCATGGCCGCGACTGGGAAGATGGCGTTCGGTAGGCCGTTTTCATCCCGGAGAATGACCGCGAAGGCGTTGTTGTTGAGCACCAGCTGTGCGGCCAGCTTTTCCTGCAGCATCTGGCCTGTCATGTACTGGTTCGGTTCCTCGAGCAGGAACCTGATATACGGCTCCGGATTGACGGCGATCTTCCGCGTCTGGGCGGTGATGGTCTCCCGGATGTGCTTTGCCGTCAGCTTGCCGATAGCCTTGATCTTGGGCCGGATGCAGGCGCGGACGATATCGGATTGGTACATCTTGCCGTTGTAGCTGTAAAATCCGTTTCCGCGCTCCTGCACCATCTGGACGGTCGAGACGCGCTTCGTCGTCGTGATATTGGTCCAGAGGTTTTTCAAAAATCCCATGTTGTCACTCCTAGAGCATACTGGTGTATTCCGCCTGCTTCTGGTCGTAGATCGTGTAGGCGTCGAGCAGGGCCGCCGTGCCGTCGATGCGGCGCGTGGATTTGCTCGTTTTGTGCGGCTGGATATTGCCGTTTTTGTCCTCGTCGTAGGCGGTGTTTGCGAGGTTCCACTTGTCGATCGGGTGGTTGTTGTAAATAATGCGCTTGGATTCCAAGTCGTTCCCGCAGCGCTTCATGGGCTCTGACAAGGTCTTCACGCCCTGATGTACGGCGATCATGGCCTCGGCCCCGAAATAGTCCGCCATGCTGTCGACCCAGTAGGTCGCGGACCAGGCGTCGTAGCCGAAGAACGGCAGGAAAATATCGAGGTCTTCCTGTACCTCGACAAACCAGGCTTTGACGTCCTCATAGCGGATCTTGTTGCCCTCGGACAGGCGGAGCAGCCCTCGCTCATGCCACTTGTCGTAGGGGATCTTGTCCTCCGTGACGCGCTTTTCCAAAAGGTCCTGCGGCAGCCAGTACATCTGCAGCACAAACAGGATCTCCGGCAGCTCCGGCACCTGGAACAGGACCTTCGCCGCCGTCAGGTCGGTGGTCTTGGATAGATCCGCGCCGCCGATGCCGTAGCGTGGGTAGGACAGGACGCGCTCCTGCACATTCCCGTCCGCCATGTAATGCTGCCAGACCAGGCGGCGGTTTTCCCTGTCGAGCTGGAAGGTGTCGCGGTTGTCCAGTTGCTCAAAGTTTAGCCAGGCTTCGCTGGAGGTCTCGCGGATGTTGAAATCCTTGCAGACGAGGTTGCGGACGAGGGCCGGGTTTTTCTCCGCCCGCTCGACCCGCTCTTTGAGGGCCGTGTAGCTCTTGATCGTCCCGAGGCCCGGATTTGCCTTTTTCCAGCAGTCCGGATCCGTCCACTCGCTGCGCTTGTCGAGCTCGTAAATAAACGCGATCCGGCGCGGGTCGTGGTACCCGTCCGGATCTTCGTAGCCGTTTATGATGCGCTCGGCCTCTTCGTATTTTTCGTCGTAGATGTCTTCTCGAATGGTGCCGGCTGTGGAGGTGATGAATCGCAGCGGCTGCGCGCGGGCCTGATCGCCGTCGGCAACGATGTCGTACAGCGGTCTGCCGTTTTTCCACTGATGGAGCTCGTCCATCATGGCCCCGTGGATGTTGAGGCCGTCGAGCGTGTCGCTGTCTGAGGACAGCGGCTTGAATACGCCGTCGTTATAATCGCTGTCCACCTCACCGACCAGACAGCGCGTCCGTTTGCGCAGCGCCGGTGATTTCTGCACCATCCGCTTTGCTTCCTGCCAGATGATCTTCGCCTGGTCCCGCTTTGTGGCTACCGCGTAGACTTCCGGGCCTGCTTCGCCGTCCGCCAGCTGCAAATACAGGCCGACGCCTGACGCAAGCAGCGACTTGCCGTTTTTCTTGCCGACAATGAGGATCGCTTCGCGGTACTGGCGGTTGCCCTCGATGTCGATAAATCCAAAGACAGTCGCGAGCAGCGCCTTTTCCCAGAGCTCCAGCTTGACGAGCTGGCCGCCCGCCTTGCCCTTGGAGTGGTGGCAGTAGTTTTCAAAAAATTCGAGTACGTGGTTTGCCCGGCGTGGGGAATAATAAAACTCGGAATCCGCGTTTTCAAGCTGCGCGACCACGTGCCGGTAGGTCTTCTGCACTTTCAGGCTGACAGTCTCGCGGCCCGACTGTATCGCATCCCAATACTCGAGGATGGGGTTGTAGGTCTCCGGGTAGCGCGTGAGCTTCATACCTCGTCACGCTCCCGGACGAAGCTGCCGAAGCCGTCGTCCTCCTGCTTCGGCGCGGTGTCCGGCTTCGGCAGGAGCGCCGTGAGCTGCTTGATGATCTTCTGGTAGTTCGCGTTCGTGGAGTTGTACGCCTGCCCGATGGGCCGGGCGCGGTCATATGGCTCGAGCCGCTCCGACTGCTGGAATTTCTCTGTCCAGCCGTTTTCCCGCAGGTCGTCTGCCATGTCCTCGCACTCGATGCGCATAAAGGCCGCCTGATCGATGAGGCCCGCGACAGTCCCGGCCGCTTCCTTCGGCAGATTCCGGTAAAGCTTTTTCAGACGCGCTTTCTCCGCGCGGATCCGCTGTTCTTTGGTCTTTTCACGCTGATTCGCCATAGAAAACGCCTCCTTTTTGCGTGATTTTTGCCGTCTGTCCGCGCGTGCGCGTAGATTACTTATCGCCGCGCTTTTGTAGGGGGGCCTCGCGAACGGCCTGCGTATTCTTCCGAGGAGATCGGAAGAGCACACG